TATATCAATCAAAGCCATGGCATTAAATCATGATCCTTAAAGTCTTCGTTCGTAAGCGTATCGAGGCTTCTTTGGTGTATGCCCTCTTTGACATCATTGAAGGTATACGGCATCCGATCCAAAGCATCAAACAGTTTAATAAGAGAATAAAACATGCAAAAAGTAATTTTTTCAAAAAGCGCCATCATCAGCCTTGCCGACTATGTTCTGAAAAATTACGGGCACATCAGCGAGACGATTGAGGCTGGGATTATTGCCACCCAAAAAACTTATAGCAATTCAAAACTGACGGCTTTAGCAGTCTATGACATGTTGCAAACAACAGCTAAATATATGCAGGCGGTTGAGAATGAGGGTGTTCTTAAAGGGGTTGCCAAGAAGGAAGCTGTGCTTGAATTCATAGTTAAAGAATACTTAGAAACTCAAGATGAAATTAAACAGATCTGGTCTGGCTGGCGAACTACCGTGTCCTGGTTTATTGACCAGTTGATTTCCATGTTGAATAGCGGCCGTCACGTTCTTCAGGCCTTTGTAGGTTAAGGGGGAAATGTGGCGATTCAATTAGAAGCTTATCAATGGATCATGATCCTGATCTCGATCATAGGCACAGTTATTACGACCATTAAAATTTTATGGGGTCGAATTGAAGAAAACCTGAATAACAACTTTCAAGTGATGCAAAACAAACTTGAAGATGTTGCTAAGCAATCTGCTCAAAACTCGGATGACATCCGTGATCTAGAACGCAAGTTCTATAAGTTTCAGATTGATTTGCCACATACCTATGTTGCCCGTGAAGACTACATTCGCGGTCAGACTGTGATTGAAGCCAAGCTTGATGCACTGGCTTCAAAAATCGAGAACGTTCAAATACGCCAAGGAATGAATAAACCATGACAGATCTTGTAAAAGCCCGCCGGGAAAACATGCGCTGGTTGTTACTGAATGCACTAAACAATGCCCGTCCATTGGGGGCTATGGATGTACTTGTTCTAACAGTCGTGCAAGCTATTTATCCAGATGCCACAGCCAATGAATTACATGCCCAGTTGGCATATTTAGAAAATAAAGAACTGGTTGATATTGAACGGCAACCGGATGGACATTGGCACTCTGTCCTTAATTCTAACGGGATTGATGTAGTGGAATATACCATGAATTGCCCTGCCGGGATTGCACGCCCAGCGAAGTACTGGGGAGGTGCATAAATGGCGAAGCAATCTGCAATTGATCAGCTCAATCCTGATGATAAGTTTTGGCTGGATACCTGGTTTAAAGATAAAGGCTTTTGCGGTTATGTCGAGATTGCTGAAATCTTGATGGAACGTGGCTACAGCATTAGTAAGTCTAGCGTACACCGTTATGGGCAAAAGCTTGAACAGAAGCTTGCTGCCGTTCAAGCCAGTACTCAAGCAGCGATTTTGATTGCAGATGCTGCTCCAGATGATGGGGATGTCCGTTCACAGGCAGTCTTGTCACTGATTCAGACCGAGCTGTTCAATGCGCTGATTGCACTGCAGGAATCCAATGATCCTGATGCTGATCCTGCTGACCGTTTAGCACTGATTGCCAAGTGCGGTAAAGGTATTGCAGAAATTACCAAGGCTTCAGTGAATCAGAAAAAATGGATGCTGGACGTGCGTGACCGTGCCGAGAAAGCAGCTCAAGCGGTTGAAAGTATCGTTAAAAAAGGTGGCTTGTCTGCTGAAACAGCGGCCTCTATTCGTGCCCAGATTTTAGGTATTGTGCAAAAATGACCGAAAACAAACCGTTAGATTTATTACAGCCTGATTTTGATAGTTCAGTACCGGCAGTACTACTGCCTTATCAACAGGAATGGATTGCCAATAAAAATCCGCTCAAAGTGGCTGAGAAATCTCGACGGATTGGTTTGACCTGGGCTGAAGCTGCCGATGCTGCTTTAGAGTGTGCCAGTGACCGCAGTGCGGGTGGTCAGAACTGTTATTACCTGGGCTATAACAAGGATATGACGGTTGAGTTTATCCAGGCCTGTGCCATGTGGGCGCGTGCCTATAACCTTGCTGCAGATGAAATGGAAGAAGGCATCTGGGAAGATGGTGATAAGGAAATTAAAACGTACATTATCCGGTTTCCAAATTCAGGTTTCCGTATCGAAGCACTCACCAGTCGCCCTTCCAACTTACGTGGCCGTCAAGGTCGTGTGATTCTGGATGAAGCAGCCTTCCATGAAGACTTGGACGAACTTCTTAAATCAGCAATGGCTTTATTGATTTGGGGTGGCTGTGTCCGTGTCATCAGTACCCATGATGGTGAAGACAATCCATTTAATGAATTGATTAAAGAAATTCGAGCTGCGAAACGAAAAGGTACGGTACACCGCACTACATTTAAAGAAGCTGTTGATCAAGGCTTATATAAACGTGTCTGTTTGCGTAAAGGCATTGAATATCAAGCGGCTGAAGAACAAGCCTGGATGGATGATGTTTATAGCTTTTATGGTGATGCAGCCGATGAAGAGCTGGATGTGATTCCAAGCAAAGGCGGTGGCCGCTGGTTAAGCCAGGCATTGCTGGAACAGCGTCAGAAAGAAGTTCCGATTATTCGCTGGTCTGCACCTAAGAACTTTGAACAATGGTCTGAAGAAGCCCGTCACAGTGAAAATGAGCTGTTATTCAATGATGTAATCAAACCTCTAATTGACAGCATTTCGAAACGTTGCAAAAGCTTTTATGGTCTGGACTTTGCCCGACGTTCTGACCTGTGTGTGTTCTGGCCATTGATTGAATACCAGGACACTCGCAAGCTCTGCCCGTTTGTACTTGAGCTGTCCAACATGCCATATAAACAACAAGAACAATTGTTCAAACTGATTGCTAAGGCATTGCCGAATTTTAGTAAAGGCGCACACGATGCCACCGGTAATGGTGGCTATTTAGCTGAAGCCATGCAGCTGGCATTTGGCGACAAGATTGAAGCGATCCATCTGTCCGAAGGCTGGTACCGCGAACATACGCCTCACTTTAAGGCAGCGTTAGAAGATGGTGACATTGCCATCATTCCAAAAGATAAAGACATTATGGATGACCACCGTGCCTTTGTACTGGTGAACGGTGTGGCACGTATTCCGCAAAAGAGATCCACTGGTGCAGATGGCTTAAAGCGACATGGTGACAGTGCGATTGCCCACTTGCTTGCTGACTATGCCAGCAAGAATCCAAGTGCGGCGATTGAGTTTATTGCGATTCCATCTAAGGATGAGATGGAACTGGAAATGAATAATGAGGGTTATGATTGGGATCGTGATGTTGGATGTATTTAAACCTTTTGATTTGTTTAAAAAATAACTAAAATCGAATTTTTATAATAAATTTTGAAGGGTTATATGAAGTTAATATTTAGATGGGTGTTATTGCTTATAGGGGCATTAGCTATAGGCTTTGTACTGGTATTGGCTTTCTTAGCAATGAAAGATGCATATTTGACCAAAATAGCATCACTCTACATATTTATTTTTTTGTGGCTTACAGTTTGGTTGGGAACAGGATTTTTTCTTAAAAAACAAGGGAAAGTTAAACAGCCTTTTGCTCAAGGTTTTTTACCAGGAATGTTGGTTGCAGGTATATTTTTATCGGCAATAAACTACCTTAATCCAACTCAGGAAGAATTACTTGAAAAAGCACAAAGTGCAGAACAAGAATATTTTTTATTATCTGCTGGCTCATTAGATCATAGTCGTATTTGTAATGCAGCAAAGAAAACCTACAACTATTACTATAGAGCACAGATCGAAGATAAAACTAAACTTTTTGAATACATCATCATCAATGATAAATGCTTATAGTTAAGAAAACGAAGCCTCGCTAAATGCGGGGCTTTTCATTTAGTGCAAAATAACTGCAAAAAATTATTGATTTTTGCCTATAGCTATAGCATTCTAACGGTGTTCCTGCAAAATCAGGAACTAGGATTGGCGTCCTATTATTTCCAGAGGTGCATAAATTCCGCGCATGCGGTTTTTTTATGTCAAAATTTAGTACACTGCGTTATGGTGGGCTAGATAGTGGGCAGTTTCGACTGCGCTGAAACCTTTGGATCAGTACGCCAACCCTGTTTAGCTCACCACCATTGATTGGCGTCTTGGTGGTGATAGTTCACTATCCAAAGGAGTCAGTCTTATGGCTACAAATAATCTCGTCCCAACCTTTCAAGGCTTGCTTGCCTCTAAAAATCAAACCCTTGTCAATGCTCGCGATTTACACCAGTTTTTAAATGTTGGACGTGACTTTTCCAACTGGATCAAAAAACGCATTAAAGAATATCAATTTATTGAAAATCAAGATTTTACTTCATTCAACCAAATTGG